CTTGAGATGTAAGGCGTGGACCAAACGGTATTGCCCGTTGTCGGGTTGTAGATGCCATCTGATTGATAAAGCGAGTCGGTGCTTGACGGGTTGGGATCGGATGCGCCCCAAGTCGCGGAGAAGCCCCAAGTCGCCAAAGACTGTGCGCTACTCGGGAAAGAGGCAGAGCCTGTTGTGGTGATGCTTCCCGAAATTGGCGAAGGATTGCTAGGCACTCGCGCAAAGCAGATACGCGCACTTGATCCTGATGTGCCCGAAGCGCCATTTGTTGATTGGGCATAAACGCTAAAGCCCGAAGACCAACTAACAGTTGTCGTGGCAACCGCAGCGGATTCTGATACCTCTTTAGCGGCAACCCATAAAGAAAAGCCCGCAGTACCGGGATTGGCCGGAATAGTTGTTAACCATCCATTTCCACCTGTATAAGCGGAATTTGTAGCCGTTGCCCATGTAAAAGTTGAAGTGCCTGACGGGTTGCCCGGAATAGTTCCGGCCCATTGATATAAAAACGCAATAGCGGTCTTTACCCCGCTAGGAGCAACGGGATTCCAAACAAGCGCAGATGAGGTTGCAGAAAGTTGTGAGGTGGAAATCTCGTTCTCAACCGAAAAGGCGAAGTAATAAGTAGCCGATGACAAATTGACATTCGGAAACTTCAGCGCAAGCCCCGGTGCAAAAGCGGCTGCGTTGGATACCGACTCAATGCCCCATACCTTCCAATCTGCCGTTGTGGGTGTGGCCGAAGTTGTGTAGTACAGCGTGACCTTGGTGACTCGAACCGTAGAAGGTAATTGGCAAGTGACGCTAAAAGTCGGCGGCTGTGCTGCCGGAGCCTGATCGCTTACCGTGGGCGCAGATAGAGCCGGGAAGTAATAGCCGGATTGAAGGTCAGAGTTGGGCGCGGGCGCAAATGCCGTGATGTTGTAGTCGTCATAAACGGCGGCGTTGTACTCGGTGCATTCAATACGCGCCCCGAGGTTGCCATCAGGCAAAGAAGCCTCGTTGACTTTGATGGCGCGGAATAGCTTGTTTGTCCACCCATAAGCCGAGTTGGTGACGCTGATGACATCACCCGCATTGACTTGAATGCCGGTGTAAGCCGTGCTGAACGACACCACCAAGTCTTCACGAGCCTGCTCCAACATCCGGTTGGCGAGGTATTCCGCTTGCACCGAGTCGTTGACCATCGTGAACGACATGGTGTATTTGTTATCCGGTTCATTCGGATAGCGCAGACCGGCAGGCGTTTCGAGGAAGATGTAACCGGGCTTGTCTTTGTTCTCTTTCCACGGGAAAGAAGCCTCAATCTGATTGATGCTTGAAGTGATGTCGGTAGCCGATACGCGAATCTCACCAATGATGTTTGAGTCGTCAAAGGCAAAGCCGGTTGAGTCAGCTTTGTTGATCACGGGTGCCCATTGACCCGTTTCGGCTTGATAGCTGATCCACGAGTCGCACGCCAACAGAATGTTCTCAATGTTGTTGAGTGCGGTTTCGCCCGTGTCAATGACCCCGTTGATTCGATAACGAGGTTGCGTGGCAGTGCCGCCGCCTGCGAGGTTGTAGGTTATGACTTGATCGGCGTATGTATCAAGAGCAGCGCAAGCGGTTGTGTTGACATCGGCAATGTCCACCGCGCCGCCATAGATCGTGTTGGTCAGATAGTCTTGCAAGACCGAACCGGGCTTCGCCACGCCGGTGCCATTCAAGGCGTGCTTGACCTTGAAGGTAACGGGTTGCAAGCCCGTAGAGCCTGCATCTTGTGAGTATTTCAAATAGACGATGGCGAAGGCCAAGCCATTCATCTGACGACCCGAGGCAGGCCACCGCAGACCTGCGGGAATGTCCGCGCCGCCCATCGCCACATTTGGGGCAGAGCCTAGAACCGTGGTGATCGTCCCTGCTGCGTTTGAAGTGTAGAGATTGATGTAGAGGTAGCCATTGATCTTGGTGTCTACATTACCCGCGCCGTCAGTCAAGGAGGCGACTTGGTTGGTGCCCGGAGCAAAGGTAACGAGCCGGTCACCGTAGTAAAACTGCGTAGTGTCGTATGTGAACTGACCGTTTGGCGAGATGTTAGAAATCGCCAAAACATAGTACATGGCTTGGTTGTCAGTGGTCAGCACCGCATCCACGAAGGTGCCGCCCATCCAAGCATCGCCATAAACGACCGGAATAGAGTTGTTGGCCGAAGGCGGGACTTGTTGCCGCACCCCGTTGTCTTGCTGACGAGGTGCTTTTGCGCCAAAGACCCGAGTTGCAACATAAGAAACAGCAAAATTGACGGCCATAGCAAATACGACATTTGCTTGGTACAAGCCAATTACCAAACCAACCGCTTCTGCCGCCGCTATAACAAGTGTTGCAACCATTTCTTATTCCTTGCAGTAGGTGGAATCAATCTTTTTGAAACCCCTGCCTTCCAAATTGATCTGCGGGCTTTGCGGCATGAGAGAAATCAGCACCACTTCTGCTCGCTCTTGATCGACTAACTCTTGTGCTTTCTTGCCGTATGCCAAAAACAACTTGCCACCGATTGTTCCATTCCTGTGCTCAGGCTCAACCCACCAAGCTAACTCGCGCACTTCGCTTACCTCGGGGCACCAAATATTCGGCGTGACGATGGCCGCCGCCATGCCCCTGTAGTCGTTATCCACGAGCACAAAGCCGCGCCCGACCATTAGGCTAAACAACAGGCTTCGGATGTGATCTTCGTTGTGATACTTCTTGTCCCTTAGTCTCTCAATAGGAGATTCCTCGGCATATCGCCGCATCATCTCAACGCAAGCGTCAAGGTCGTGCTTGTAGGCTTCTCGGATCAATTTGGTTGTGTCGTGTCGTTTGGTTCTACTGCGGGAATGCCGCCACCGGGTGTCGAAACACTGCCGGTCGAGGGCTTGCCACCAAGTCAAAGTAAGTGTTAGAAATCGCATCCACCCGGCTCATGGAGGCATCGCCGGGATAGAAGAACTGCCAAACCGTTTTGTTGGTCTTGATGCCCGCGATTCGGTTTTCTAGGATGCGCCTCATGCTTGAACAAGTGATGACGCAAGTGGCAATCCGCGACCGAACTTGATCGTTCCAATCCTCGGAGATGCTGACATTGTTGACAATCCCCGTCCAACGCTTGAAGAACTGCGTTGTTGGCGTGGTGATGATCTGATTGTCAGAGTCAAGGAAGCCGCGCCAAATTTCAACGATGCTGCCTTTGATGTCGCTTGAGAGGATCAAAGCAACATTATTGGGATCAATCCCCGTGAGGGAGATCGACATATCAAACGAGGTTGCCTTCACATCCCGCTGCACATCCCCGATGGTCAGGAGCGAGCCAAGATTGCTGAAGGTGATGCCCCCAACCGTCACAGGCGCGGCTGCGTTGCAAAAGGTGTAGATCGTTGGAGTCGTGCCAACAGACAGGCGCACGAACTCTGCGTATCGGATGTTTGCGCTATTGAGCGCCGCCATTGTGGTGGTCATGGTGCGACATTCTCCCGAAACACAAACGGCTCATCCCAGTTCACAAACGCGCCATTGGTCATGGGCGTGAGTGTGTAGGTCGGGCAAACTTCCGCATAGACGGGGAAGTAAACATCTTTGCCAACTGCGGTGAGCGTGCCAACAGATGGCGTGCCAATCACCGGGCGGTGCAGTCCGACCGACACGGTAGAGCCTGACCCGCGCAACACTGCTGCCGTGACCTTGTAGACATAGCCGCCGAGTTGCAGGAAGTCACCCGCCGCGAACACGACCGTGCTTGAGCCGACTGCGGGGAGGTTGCCAACCGTGATGGTCTGCGAGTTCGCCGGGGGAACGCTTGCAAGCGTCAGAGCCGAAGCCTGTACCGTGCTTAGACCGCCCTTGTACTCGGTGAACCACTGAAGGTTTGCCGTGTTGAAAGTGATGTTTGCCGCCGTCTGCCGGTCGAGGTTGTCAATCGTCTGAATGACATCCCGCACTTGCGGGTAATAGAGGAAGTTGTGCGGCACGATGGTGAACACCCAAGGCACTGCCGTAAGGTACTGCGCCGTCCTGATCTGCCCGCTGCGGGTGACCTGTTGTCCGACAGTCCTGCGGTTGTTCACCGTCATGGACTGCTGAATATCAACGATGGTTTGAAACGACATTTACATTCTCCCTGCGCCCAAGGGCAAGCGTTTCTGAGCGTAGAGGTTAGCCGCCCATACTGCGTTAGAACTGCCCATGATGCGCTCTTCAAACGACTTCACATCAATGGCGTTGATGTAGTTGTTGGTCACCTGAGTTGTGCCGCCCATGCTCATGGCTTTATTGGGAATGATTGAGCCACTCATGCGTGGCACGAATAGTTCAGGTCCGCGCTCGCCCACGAGGTAGGCTTCGTTGCCCGACACCGGACCACCGTTAGCTCGGGGGATTGCGTCAACCACCGGGACGGTTGTGCCGCCCGCCGGAGCAGGTCCGAAGCCAAACAGGTTGGCAAACAACTTCATGGCTTGCGCCTTGAGTTGAATGGCAATCAAGTCTTGAATGACGCTTCGAGCGAAATCCTTAAAGTTGAGCTTGCCCGTGCGAACGAAGTTGTCAATCGCCTGACCCATGTTGCCCATGAGCGAGCCGAACATGGCCGCGCCGGTTTCCATCTCGGTGGGCATCTTTTGGAAGAAGTCTTTAGCCGCCTCCATGAAGCCTTTGGTGATGTCGCCCGTGCGCCGCAATTCCTCGGTGTCGCGCACTTTCTTGATCAAGCCTACTTGTCGCTCGTAAAGTTGGTTTTGATGCTCAATACGCTTGGCCCGGTCATCGGGCATCAATTCCATCTGTTGAATCTCGCGCAAAGCCTCAATCTGCTGATGATTGAGTTCAATCATCTTGCGCCGATATTCGTACTCATAGTCTGCAAGGTCGCGCTTCTTAAAATCTAGCTCAATCAATTGCTCTTCAAGATCAACGCGCCGGTCTTGGGCTTTTTGGTAGTCAACCATTGCGCTTACCACTTTGCCGTAAGCCACCTCAAGATTATTGAGGGCATCTTGCTCTGCTTGATAGCGGCGCATAGAGTCTGCCCACATCTTCATCTTGGCTTTGAGTTCGGCTTCTAGTTCTTTATCAACACCAAGTTTTGTTTCGCGCCGCTGTCCCGTTGGTTGACCTGAAAGTGCCATCGGAGGATTGATAAAACCGCGACCACCACCCGCGCCGCCAAGAATCTTTTGCTCAAAATTGTCTAGGTCTTGGCGGTCTTTCTTGGCACGCGCAATCGCTTCTTTATTGAGCCGGTCGAATTCTTCAAAGTCGCCGCGAGTCAATGCGCCGATCTGCTTAAAGATCGTCTCGACTTCCTTATAGACCTGAGTAAAGACATACGCGACATTCGCGCCAAGCACTAGGAGCGTTTCTCCAACGGTCTTGAAGATGCCAAACAGCATATCGCCGCTGCTCTTCAATTTGTTGAAGTAATCAAACGCATCAGAAATCATTGGCCCAAATTCCTTGATGAATTTGAGCAAGAATTCCCGACCGGCTTGCGCCAACTTGTCGTAGAGGTCTGCAAGCTGCTGAATGGCTTGGGCTTGTTTTTCCGCTTCCGCAGTAGTCTTATCAATGCCTTCGGCCAAGCCAACAAAGTCCACGCCTTTGCCTGCCTTGCCAAACACTTCCATGCCTTTGGCGGCTCGCGTTAGCGGGTCTTCTATGGCGGCAATGCCTTTGACTGCCTTGTTGAACAGTTCTTCGGTAGATAGCTTGCCAAGGTCTTGGAAAGAAACGCCCAACTTGGCAAAGAGCTTTTGCGCCTCGAACGACCCTTCGGCAGCCTTGTCTACATAGTTCGTGAATGAGGCAAGCAACTTGCCCGCATCCTCGGCTTTGCCGCCCGAACTTGCCAACGCATCTTGTAGCTTAATGACGCTATCAATCGCAAAGTCATTTGCCTTGGCGACATCGGCAATTTCATCAGCGTAAGCCATTGCCTTGGTTGTCAAAGCGGCAAATGCAGCCCCGGCAACAGCCGCGCCGCGCTGCGCTTGAGCCGTGAATTGCTCTAGTTTGCGTTCTGCACCGGCAAGACCTTTGTTGAACTCTGCGGTGTCTAGCCCGAGCAGCACGCCCAAGCGGGCAATCATGTTAGCCACGGTCAAACCTCTTCTTGTCAAAGCCGGGGGCCATCGTCATAAAGGAAAGCAACTGCTCATTGGCTTGCTGCTTCTTTTGCTCTTCTGACAACGGGGGGAAGATGTAGTCGTGCGCGGGGCCAAGCACCTTGGCAAGCGAGAACGGTGTAGCCGTTTCTGCTCGGAGGTAGTTAAACACTCCGGTCACGAGCGTGCCGAGCAGATACACAAGGTTGTGGTTGCCCACCATGCCGTCTGCGTACATCGTCTGAATGTCAGACATGATGTCTTGATCCAAAGCCGCGATTGAATCTTGAGTGTGCCCGTTGAAGATCATGGCGGCTTCTACCTGTTTCTTCAACGAGCGAGTCAGTTTCCCCGCGATTCCCGATAGGTCGGGGAGATGACCTCGGTGATCTTCTCAATCAGCGCAAGTTGCGTGGACATCGGAAACTCGGCTTCAATGTCCTCGTAGGTGATGTCGTCCATCGTGCCTTCGACCGGCACAAGCAACTTGATGTATTCGGTGATTCGCGCCTGCGTCATCACCTGAGTCTTAGCGGTCTGCTTGAGCGAGTTGCCATTGATGATGATGTCGTCTTCAAGGAACTCAAAGCCGGTCTTGTCGGCTTCATCCTTGAATTGCATCATGGGCTGCGCCAACTTGTCGTAGACCGCCTGAATCTTTGCCTCATCCGGTTCGCTGACGCGCTTGAAGATGGCATCAGTTTCGGCCACAACGGGCACGCGCACCTTAAAGGTATGCCCGCCAAGCTCAAACTTGCGGGTGCGGAGTTCTTCGCGCTTGGCTTGGTATGACTCACCAAGAGCCGCTGCTATCTTGCTCATTTCTTAAAGTTCCTTGACTTGTATTTTGTGATCTGTGCTGCCAAGACTTTGCCCAAGTCATTAGCAACACGCCCCGCATTGTTTTCTAGTGCAGGGCGCAAGTACGGTTGCGCGGGAGTTTTGGCGGTGCCAAATTCCTGCGCCATCGCTCTTGCATCGTAGGGGAAACCTTGCGACAAAGCAAATTCGCGGAACTTGGCTTTGTATGCACTTTTGTTGCTCTCCAAAAGTGCTTTGTTTTCCTCATAGAACTGTCGGCGCAGTTTTTTGGGGAATGCCTTTGTCGTGACGGCGGCAATGACCGTATCAGTAGGATTGATGTATTTAGAACGCAAGTCCCGGCGGTTGGGTCGCCTTGCCTCAATCTGAAGATGTTTGGCAAGTGCACCTGTGTCTTTCGGAGCAGAGACTTTTGCTTGATCCAAAACAGGTCGCATGACTTTGCGAACCGCAGGCACAAGAATCTTGCTCTTGGCTTCCTTGTCCCCTATCTCTCGGGCAAGTTCATCAAACACTTGCATGACATCCGACAGACCTTCAAACTTGAATGTGAAGCCTGCCATGATGCCCTACTGCGGCTTGATGATCTTTTGAAAGATTTGGGCGTTGATCGCAATGGCGTACTCGACCACCTCTTGCGGTGTGAATTTGTCGGCGTGCCGCGCTGCAATCTCATGCGCCAATGTGATCGCGGTCATCCTTTGCTGAGTGAACCCGAACCAATCCCGGCGGGATTCGGCTTGGGTCACTAGAAAGGAGAGCAGGTCATTCGTGTTTTGTATTGTCGTGGTCATTTCTTATTCTTCAGTCGGCGCGGGCTTTTTCTCGGGGTGATACTCGGCCAACAAAGACAAAACCACATGATCGACAGTTCCGGGTTTTGACTTGGCAAGAGCCGCAGCGACTTCCTTGGGGGAAACCGCCGCAGCCCGAGCCAAGGCCCGAATGTCACCGTAGCTTGAGCCGATATGCTCAACGATGTCTGCGAGCGTCATTAGTTATTGCTCCAACCGTATTGGTTGCCGCGCGGGTGAATGCTAAACACGCACTTGGCTTCGGCTCCCGGCTGCGCGTCAATTTGGAACTGACTTACGCGACCGTTGAAGGCATAAGCGACTGTGTTGGTTCCGTCATAGGCGGCAACCACGAAGGTGCGGTCAACCGTGCCGTTGTAGGCATCCGAACGCATCTGAAGCAAGCCCGTGTCGCTAGGATTCCAAGCGGCAGTGATGGTCAGGCTCGTGGGTGCGGATTGGGTCGGGATTTTGTCTGACTGACGCGAACCGGCCACGCTGAAGTTAGCCATTGCGTCATCCTGACCGAAGGCCGGGACAGCTTCAACATTCAGTTGTGCGCCTGCTGCGCCGGTGCCGCCCGCCGAGGTGCCCACAATCGTGGCGACCTGAGCCGCCCAAACCGATAGGTTAGCCGTAGACAGAGGCGTGGGCGTGGCGGCAGATTGATACCACAACGATGCCGAAAAGCCGGGTAGAACTTTATTCGGAAGTGCCATGATTTACCTCAAGCGTTGTTGGACCAACCGTATTGGTTGCCACGGGGGTGAATGGTGAAGACGCACTTAGCTTCTGCGCCGGGTTGTGCATCAATGGTGAACTGAGACACGCGACCGTTGAAAGCGTAATACACGATGTTCGTGCCATCGGTGGCCGAAACCACGAAGGTGCGGTCGATGGTGCCGTTGTAAGCATCGCCGCGCATCAGCAGCAGGCCCGCATCCGAAGGATTCCAAGCAGCCGTGACCGTCAAGGAGGTCGGGGCAGACTGCGTGGGAATCTTGTCGGATTGACGCGAACCCGCAACCGAGAAGTTCGCCATTGCATCGTCTTGACCAAAGGCAGGCACGGCTTCAACCAACAGTTGATTGCCGGACACCGCGATGGGAGACACGCTTGCCACAAGCGACAGTTGCGAAACGGTCAGAGGCGTGGGAGTCGCGCCGGATTGAGCGTAAAGGGCTGCGCTAAAACCGGGAAGAACTTTGTTCGGCAGAGCCATGATTGATTCCTTTCGAGAAGACTTTAAGCGTTTGTCTTATGTTGGAATGTCTAGTTGGCAATCAAGGAAAATCTGAGCCAGTTTTTCCTCGTTGTCATAAGAGTTGTAGAGCCAAGAAATATCCACCTTGGACACATAAATCCCGTTTGGCGAACCCCCAAACAAACCACTAAAACCGTGCAACGATTGTAGGATTTGATTGGAAATTGTGAAACCGTCTTCAATCACTTGCGTGAAGATGCTCACTTGGAAGATCGGTCGGTCAATACCCTTGTTGTTTTGGTTCGGGCCGGTGTAGACATCCTGATGCACATTGCGAAGGTTCCAAGTCACAAACTTGG